TACCATTATTGAAGGACTTCGGAGTAAGGAGCGGCAGGAGCAATTGTTAGCACAGGGGAAAACTAAAACTAGATATTCCAAACACATAGAAGGAAAAGCTGTTGACCTCGCTCCTTACCCGATTGACTGGGAAGATAGAGAACGATTTCATTATATGGGTGGTATGATTCGTGGTATAGGAAAACAAATGAATGTTAATATCCGCTGGGGTGGCGACTGGGACTCTGATGGAGAGATAGCAGATAATAGCTTCGATGATTTAGTTCATGTAGAGATAAAAGAATAATGGCAAGAACAACTAAGAAGTCAAAAGCCCAAATAAATAAGCAAATATGGGAAAGAGCTAATAATTCCCATAGGCAAAGATGGCAACATTTGAGTCAAAAGGGATACGACTTTTATCTTGATGAGCAATTATCTAAGGAAGAGAAAGACCAGTTAGAAGAATCGGGTATGCCCACATTCACTATTAATAGAGTAACTCCTATTATAGAGATAATGAAATATTTTGTGACTGCTAATAATCCCAAATGGAAAGCAGTTGGAGCTACTGGAGATGATGTAGATGTGGCTCAAGTACATTCAGATATTGCAGATTATTGTTGGTACTTATCTAATGGTAAGTCATTATATAGTCAAGTTGCCCTTGATGCTTTAACTAAGGGCGTGGGATATTTTCTTGTAGATATAGATAAAGACGCTGATAGAGGTATGGGGGAAGTGAGATTTAATAGGCTAGACCCATATGATGTATATGTCGACCCTGCAAGTAGAGACTTTTTATTCAGAGATGCAAATTTTATACAAGTAAGAAAGAATATAGCAAGAACAAGACTTATTAATATGCTTCCTGAGTTTGAATCTAAGATTAAAAAAGTATCAAAAAGCACTGATGTTGTCTCGTATTCTGAAAGAGATACTGATTTAAGTGGAACATCCCAACCTGAAGATATTACAATGGGGATTAGTCTTGAGGCTGAAGATGAAGATATTATCCCATACTATGAAACATATTCTAAAAAGAAGTTTCCATATAGAAATGTTTATATAAAAGTTAATCCATCTCCAGCTGAAATGGACAATATTAAAGAAGATGTTCAAAAACAACTATCCGATTTTCAGCAAGAAATAGAAGTTGGTCTTATAGAAAAACAGATGCAAATTGAGCAGGCCGTACAATCTGGTGAAATAATTCCAGAAAGAGCCCAGCTAGAGATAAAAAAGTCTCAAGAAATGGCCGCTCAGGCAATTAAAGAAAAGGAAATGCAGTTAATGTCCGAGGCTCAGGATGCGGCTACTCAAGTAGTGCAACAGATAATGAGCGAGGCTGATTATAAGATTCTTTCAAGTAATGCACAATCAAAAAAGAATATTTTAGATTCTATAAAGTTTTTTGAAAATAGAATAGTACAAACTTGTAGTGCTGGTGATGATGTATTTTTATATGAATATATTTTACCAATGAATGAATATCCAATTATTCCTATTCCTTATATGTATACTGGGACTCCATATCCTATGAGCGCAGTTCAACCGTTAATAGGGAAACAACAAGAGATTAATAAAGCTCATCAGATTATGCTTCATAATGCAAACTTAGCATCTAATCTTAGATGGATGTATGAAGAAGGAGCTGTCCCTGAAGATGAATGGGAAAAATACTCTTCATCTCCCGGTGCTTTATTAAAATACAGACAGGGATTTGCTACTCCCACTCCTATATTACCAGCCCCAATTAATAATGCATTTTACACTGTGGTTCAAGAAGGCAAATCAGACGCTGAGTATATAAGTGGAGTTCCTTCCGCTATGATGGGATTTGCTCAAGACCAAGCGGAGACTTATAGGGGATTACTTGCGAATGATGAATTTGGGACTCGTAGGTTAAAGGCTTGGATGGGGAGTGTTGTAGAACCTGCTTTAGAGCATCTTGGTAGATGTTTTCAAATGATTTCTCAAAAGCATTATACTGTTGAAAAAGTATTTAGAATAGTACAACCCGAGGCTGGGCAATCCCCACAAGAACAAGAAAAAGAAGTAAGAATTAATATTCAAGTATATAATGATTATGGAGAAGCAATAGGGAAATTTAAGGATTATTCTACTGCAAGATTCGATGTAAGAGTAGTAGCAGGAGCTACAATGCCAGTAAATAGATGGGCATTATTAGAGGAATATTTTAAATGGTTCCAAGCTGGTCTCATAGATGATATAGCTATGATAGCTGAAACTGATATACGGAATAAAAAACAAGTAATAGAAAGAAAGTCTGTTTATTCTCAATTACAAGGTCAAGTTTCTTCTATGCAAGAATCCTTGAAAGACAAAGATGGGACTATTGAAACTCTTGAAAGACAATTAGTACAAGCTGGTATAAAGATGAAAGTCGGTACTGCATCTAATGAAATACGAAAAGATGTTCTCGAAACTGAAGCCCAACAAAAACTTCTAAGAGGAATGTTAAAAGTTGAATTTCAGAAAATGAAAGATGATATGAAATCGGATATGGAAAACTCTAAACAAGATGTTAAAGAAAATGAGTAATTGGAAAAAGAAGTCATATTCCAGTATGGCGAGAGACGGAAGTAAAAATGGCAGATGGAAAGATGGCAGTAGTCAAACTCATTATAGAAATAAAGCAAATGCTGGTCGTGGTGAAGTAGTCCACCATAAAGACGGTAATAAAAAAAATAATAGTTCTACAAATATAGAAAAAATTTCAAAGGCTAAACATAATAAAGTACATCCTGAAAAAGGTGGAAATCGCAAGTGCAAAAGCGGGTATGTTTGGAGTAAGAAAGTAAAACAATGTTTAGCAATTAAATAGTTTGAAATGTTAATTGTTATTCATAAATTAACAAAACTCTAAAAAGGAGATTAGTATGTCAGAACAAGTAGGTAACGCCATTGAGGCCCCCGAAAGTACAAACGTACAAAGTGCAGTCATGGACATGAATACTGAGGATTTCTTTGAAACCTTAGACCAACAAGTCAATGGTGCAATCATAGATGAACCTTCGCAACCAACCTCGGAACAAAGCGGTAACACGCAGACGAGCCCTAATGTAGAAGTTCAGGAAGAAGTATCTGAAGTAGATACTTTACAAAAAAGGTATAGTGATTCAAGTAGAGAAGCTAAAAGGTTAAACGGAAAACTTTCCGAAATTGAACCTTATATGCCGATTCTTGATGCTATGCGAGAAGACCCTAATTTAATTACTCATGTGAGAAATTATTTTGAGGGTGGAGGTCAAACCCCACAAACAATGACTGAGAAGTTGAATCTCGATGAGGACTTTATGTTCGATGCGGATGATGCTTTTTCTCAACCTGAATCTGATTCAGCAAAAGTACTAGGAGCAACGATTGATGGAATTGTCCAACGTCGTTTGAATGGTGCTTTGCAAGGGCAGAGGGTAGAAAACCAAAAACTAGCGAAGGAAACCGATTTTCGTTCACGTCATGAAATGACTGACGAACAATGGTCAGAATTTACAGATTTTGCGAAATCTAAATCTCTTGAACTTGATGATATTTATTATTTAATGAATCGTAAGAATAGGGATGGGAAAATTGCTGATAACGTAAGGCAAGAAGTCCACAATAAAATGAGAGAAGTTCAGCAACAACCCGGTACACTAGCCACGCAAGGCAGTACCGCTGTTGAACAATCTCCAGATGATTCAGTTTTTGATGCCATTTTGGGTTCGACCAATGAACTAGAAAAGGCTTTTGGTATGTAATTATACTGAAGGCCATTAACTCAAAATAAAGAGGTAATAAAATGGCTGATGTATTTAGCTTAGGAACCTATTCAGACGCTGCTTACGCTAGCTCTAATGGGCCAAGTAAAGACACTGGTGACCTTAGACGAAAGTACAATTTTGGGGATAGAGTTTCTGAACTGAACATTGCTCAAGACCCTTTCTTCCGATTTGTATCTAAAGTTGCTAAAAAACCTACGGATGACCCTGAGTTCAAATTTACTGAACGCAGACCTTCGTATCACAAACGATATGCTTATGTAATGGGAGCTGTCAACGCATCTGGAGCTGATTATTT